GTGTGGGGATTTTTATTGCTTTTTGTTAATCTTCGTTGTAAAATAATATTGAAAGGTGGTGCAGTGACATGTTTTCTTTTTTTACTCGTATTAACAAAGAACAAAAACAAATAGAGCAATCTATAAAAGAAATGGAATTGCATCACAAGGAGTTCGCTGATAAAATTCATAAGGATATCCAAGTCGGTGAAGAAGAACTAACTTTAAAAAGAGAGCTGTTCAATCAAAGATATGGTCACTTATTTAGTCCTCGAAATAAATAGCAATAGGTCTTACTAGGTGGTCTCCTACATTAATGACACCAAACGAACTAAGCATAATACTTAGAATTGTAGTCGGTGCGTGTTTTATTATTTTGTTACCATCACTCATATATGATAAGTCGTTAGTTGTTTGTTCGTCAATAGTTGATGAACAAATACCTAACATTTTTATTTTTCTTTTACCTAGTTGCATAAAGCTGAGTTGGATATTTTGAACTCTAAGAAACTCTAGAGGCAAAATACTAAAGGTATCGTTAATCTTAACTAAATTTGTTTCAGGTAATAATTTTTTTAAGTAAGCTGACATATTTTTTAGTATATCAAAATTGTTCCAAGCGTTCGTTTCAAGCTCTTTTTGAATGTCTTTTGTTCTTGCTAAATACTTTTGTTTATCTTTTATTTTTGAATATTCTGAGCGCAGTGATTTAAATTCGTCATATCCTGGGAGCATAAATCCAATTTCTTCAAGGTCGCTTGCTTCAGCTAACTGTTCAAAGTTGAAAGCTGTCAATTCTCCAGATGTAGAAATTAAGTCACCGTCTTTGTAATCAGTTAGTTTGATGAGTTGTTTTGCTTCAAGCCCATTGATAAGCAAATCTAATGAGTAATCATCAAGTGCAGTTTCTACTAAATTTTTGTTTGATTTGGAAAAGACAAAGTTATAGTTATCTATTGTTGTAGAAGAATAATCACCTTCAGCTTTTAATAAGGCTGAAATACCGACTGAACCTTTTTTTGTAGCTTGTTCTGTGCTCCCCTCTGTCCTAGCGTCACTTTCGCCATCTTCGTTCACTAATTTTGTAATCAGGCCTGAGTTAAGTTGTGCTAATAATGAATTAACTAGATTTGTATCTAAATAAATTATTTCTTTCATATTTTCTCCAATATCTTTTGTGAAGGTGATAATAAAAAAATCTAACTAAATAATTTTCTCAAACACCATTGTAGCCTGGATGCGATCTCCTCCACCTAGTCCTTTGCTACCCCCGTTAGCTGTGCTGATGGTATGGAGTCGGTATCCTTTGGCAACTTGTTTGTTAATCACATCTTCAAGTTCAGTGAGGTTTCCAGATCCAGTACCAAATAACTTTTCTTTCAGTGTCACTTGAAGCACAACATAGTTCAATCCATTTGCTCCTGAAGCACCAGAAAAAGAACTTTCTTGTTTAACATTATCAAAAAATCCCATAATAATTTCTCCTTTTTTAATCAATTAAAGACCTATATTCATCAATCACCATCGTTTCGTTAGCGATGGTTTTTAAATTATATCGTTCCATAAAATGGATATAATTAAATTCTGACACATCATCCATAGTTTTTAATTCTTCTTCTAATAGATGATGAATCATGCTACGATCAGCTTGAAGTTCACACAACTCCCTATTAATCTCATACTGGACTGGAGTATGTTCTTTATGGCCCAATTCATGTAGGGCAACTTGCTTTTGATCTTGCTCTGATAGATTAATATCAATTGCAAGAACATTCAATGCTGGATTAAAGAAGCCTGGACTATGCCATTCGCTCCCATCAAAGTAGCATAAGCTTACACCCTCAAGGGCACAAAGCTCTTTTACAGTCATATAAATGCACCTCTATTTATTTTTTAAGTGTGCCTCCAAGACTGCTGTAATAAAATCAATATCTTCTTCAGTAAGTGGTTTACCATCGAACAACATAGATTGCGCAGCAATGTCTCGAAGGTCAAGCGGTGCAGAAGCATCACCGTCTGTTGCAATTTTTGGATTATCAGTGCGTCCTAATAAGTAGTCGATAGACACATTAAAATAATCAGCGATTTTTTGGAGATTATCAGCTTTCGGATTTCCCTTTTTCATACTATAAAGATAATTTGTACTAAAATTTAGTTTTTCTTCTAATTGGTTAAGCGAAATTCCTTGCTTTTGGCAAAGTTCTTTAATTTTATCGAACGTCGAAAACATTGATATATCAACCTTTCTAAGATACGACAAAAAATATTTAAAATTAATTCTAAAAACTATTGACAAAAATTAGAATTAGTTTTAAAATAGTTTTTGTAAAGTAAAAGAGTTAGCAAAACAACATATAAAACTTTTTCAAAAAAATGACAGCTTTGGCGAGCGAGAATCATTAAAGATAAAAGGTTTTAAGATGTCTTTTAACTATGCCTTAATTTTAGAATTAATTTTAAAAAATGTCAAGGAATTTTATAAAGTTTTTGACTAATTCTTTTACTGTTTTACAAAAAAAGCAGAAAGGGGCCTATATGATGAGCCAACAACATAAACGATGGAATTCATTAGTAGAGGAAGCTCTCGAAAAAAGAGGGTGGTCGCGATCAGACTTAGCGACTGTCGTCGGTGTAAGTCCAGCTACAATAACTCAACTTTTCAAAGAAGGAAAAGGTAGCGATGATCTGAAACTACGAATTAACAAAAAGTTACGGATTAACGAATCATGGGAAAAATTCGAGGAGTAGGAAATATAAAAAAGGCACCTAACGAGGTTAGGCGCACTAGAAAAGAAACTACTAATAGTATAACACAAATTGGAGATGACAATGAATATTCTAAGTGAAGAATTTGAAAACGGAATAAGATCAGTAGTTCGAATTCAATTTAAAGAATCTTTCACTGAATTCTTAGACCAAGAGACATCAGAGAAACGATGGTTGTCACTAGAAAGTGCAGCGCACTATGCAGATTGCAGTTCAAACACCATCAGAAAATGGATCAAGATGGGATTGAACCTTTATCAAATTGATGGAACCAAAAGAATTGACAAGAATGAATTAGATAAATTCATTCAAAGTAATATCGTTATTTAGATAACAAAGGAGATAAAGATGGCAGTTTCTAGAGAAATGACTCTAATAGAAACACAAGTGCTAAACACAATCTTACAAAATGCATCATTTGAATTACCAATTCAAGCAAAAGAGCTACAAAGGCGATTTAATTTAGATAAACGCAAATTAGAACTCATTATTGAGAGCCTTAAAGTAAATTTTGGACATCCTGTTGTTGCAAAAAAAGAAAAACCAAATGGGTATTTCTTGCCAAAAACAAAGGAAGAACGAGATGCAGGTTTGGCACCCTACAAAAGACAAATACTAACTGAACAAAAGAATTTGGCAGCAGTATTAGCAATTGATTTAGATGAATATAACAAGAAATGGAGATCAGAAAATGTTAAATGAAATTATTATTGGTGTATTGGTAATCGTTGTGTTGTTTGAGGCTATCATGGTAAGTGCAATTAGCCAACGATGCAAAGAGTCAAAACGGGAATTAAAAAAGTTGATCATGGAAAAACAAAAAATCGAAGAAGCTCGACAAGCTATGCGCTTTGGATATCGTAGATAAGGAGCGATAAAATGGCAGAAAAGACAAATATCCTGCCTCACGACATACTAGCTGAACAGGCGGTACTTGGATCAATTTTCGTTGACCCAGAAAAAATCTTTATCGCATCAGAATTTCTTACACAGGAAAGTTTTTATAAGTTATCTCACGGTATTATCTTCAATATTATGGAAGATTTGGCAGATAAGGGGGAACCAATTGACCCTGTATCTGTAAAATCAGCACTTGACTCTATTGGAGAGTTTGAGCGTATTGGTGGAATGGCTTTTCTTGCCAGTTTGATCAATTCAGTTCCCACTAGTGCTCACATTGAACATTATGCAAAGATTGTGGCTGAAAAAGCTAAAGCAAGAGAGGTCATCAATGATCTAGGTAAAGCTCTTGAAACAGTATATGAAGATCACCAAGATTTAGATGATGTCATAGTAAGACTTGAAAATACACTAACATCGGTAAGTGCTAATCAAAACTCAGGTTTTAGAAACATCATGGACGTATTGGATTCCACTAATATCAGAATTGATGAACGATCTAAGCACGTTGGGGATGTTACTGGCCTTGCTACAGGTTTTACCGATTTTGACAAAATAACAACAGGACTACACGAAGATAACTTAATTATTTTGGCCGCTAGACCTGCTATGGGGAAAACAGCATTTGCTCTAAATATTGCACAAAATGTCGCAATACGAGCAGGTAAACCAGTAGCTATCTTCTCACTTGAAATGGGGGCTGAGAGTCTAGTAGAACGCATGCTATCCGCTGAAGGAGTGATTCCAGCCTATCACATTCGGACAGGAAAGTTATCTGACAGCGAGTGGAGACGGATGCTCTTAGCACAGGAACAGTTATCAAAGGCTCAACTCTATATTGATGATACCGCTGGTATCAGAATTTCTGACATCCGAGCACGATCAAAGAAATTAGCTCAAACAACGGGAGAATTAGGTTTGATTGTTATTGATTATTTACAGTTGATTACTGGAAGAGGAAAAGAAAATAGACAGCAAGAAGTATCTGAGATTTCAAGACAATTAAAGATTTTAGCCAAGGAATTGAAAGTGCCAGTGATTGCACTTAGTCAACTTTCTCGTGGAGTAGAACAACGTAATGACAAACGGCCAGTGCTGTCAGATCTTCGTGAATCAGGATCGATTGAACAAGATGCTGACATTGTAGCATTTCTTTACCGAGATTCTTACTACCGTCGTGAGGGGCAAGAGGAAGATGATAATGTGACAGAAGTGATCTTTGAAAAGAACCGTCATGGGGGGTTAGGTACCGTCAAATTATTCTTCCACAAAGAATTTACAAAATTTACAAATATGGAGGTACAATAAATGATTAAAAAATCAGAAGTAGCTGGTTACTTAGCATTTTTCAAAGTCCCCAAACCGCTTATTTATGACGAAAAATACAAGAGATTAAGTAACAATGCAAAGTTAATGTATATGTTGTTGTTTGATAGGTTGGAGTTATCTCTAACAAATAAATGGCATGATAAAAACGGAAATGTTTTTCAATACTATACTAACGAGCAGTTAATGATTGATTTGAATTGTAGCGAACCTACAATCATAAAAACCAAGAAAGAACTTAAAGATGCCCAGCTACTAAAAGAAGTTCGACAAGGCGTAAATATGCCTAATAGAATTTACATCAATGCGGTTAATGGATCGGCTGTGAGTTCAGTTGCGGACCTTAAAAACTTTAAGTTTGGAACTGAAGAAACTTTAGTTCAAGAACTTAAAAATATTGAGGGAATCAAGACTGATAATATCAAGACTGATAATAATATAAAGTCGATTTGTCAGGAAGTTATTACTTATCTCAATCAGGTTACAAATAAGAACTTCAACAAAAATACAGCTAGCCATCATAAATACATTAAGGCACGTTTGAAGGAAGGTTATGAATTAAAAGACTTTAAACATGTAATCAATGTCATGGCAGCTACATGGATGGGAACAGATTACGAACGATATTTACAACCTCAAACGCTTTTTGGAAATAAATTTGATAGTTATCTCAATCGTAGTATGCCAAACAATGTCAGATCATTTGCTCCAGCAGTTGATGAAAGGCTGGGATTCTAATGGAAGCTCTAAAAGATATTGAAAGAAAAAAGTTACTAGATAAAATCTGTGAAGTGCACTCTTGCCAATTATGGGAGAGTCCGGTAGTTATTGCTGGAAAATTGAAATATTTGCAGGTATGCCCTGAGTGTGAAAAAGAAGAAATCAAACAAATTGAGCACAAGTTAAATAATAAGGCAGCAATCAATTCGAAATTAGCTAAAACATTTGAAGTATTCAATCGCTTCAGCTTATTTCCTGCTGAGTTGATTGGGAAAAATCTAGATAACTTTAGCACTGATAATCAGAGTGCAGAGCAAGGTTTAAATTTTTCAAAAAGGATGCTAAGAGACTATGTGAAGGGAGAAACAGGAAATGTGATTATCACCGGGCCTCCTGGAGTCGGTAAGAGTCATCTATCAATTGCTTTAGCTTCTGCTCTGAACAATAAATTCAAGGACATAGGTACTCCTAAAAGTATTATTTTCGTATCGGTAACTAGACTGTTTACTGAGATAGAAAATAGCTTTGGTGGAAAAGGCGACTTTACAGAAAGTCATGCTGTAGAAATGTTTAGCAATGTAGATTATCTCTTTCTCGATGATCTGGGGAAAGAGAGTAGCATGAGTGATACTCTCAAACAAGCAAATGAATGGAGACAAAGGGTTCTATTCAAGATCTTGGACAATCGACAGACGACTTTTATAAATACTAACTTATCTAGTAGCGATATCAAAAAAATTTATAATCCAGCACTTGCAGATAGAATTTTCAAAGGTGCGAGTAAACATATTTTTAAATTCCCTAATGGGATGGAAAGCAGAAGGTATTAATGGAAAACAAAAGATTAATTGAGTTAATTAAGAAAACTCAAAAATGGTTTTATGATCGTAATTTACAGACTCAGAATCCTGATAAACAATTTTTAAAATTGTTTGAGGAAATTGGGGAATTAGCTAGTGGGCTAGCAAAAAAACAAGATGATGTTGTAAGAGATAGTATCGGAGACATTGCTGTAGTGTTAATTGGTCTTACTCTACAATTAGGAATTGATACGAAAGAAGTATTTCCACATACAGAATCAGTTCCTTCTACGAATTCTAACAAGGAAGAAGATCATTTTATTTTATTGCTAGATCAATCAGTTGCTGCTTACTTTAATCGCCAAAATTATCAATTAAAAAATGTAGCATTTGAATTGATTCGAGTATCTAAGTTTTTGAATATCGATTTTACAGAGTGTTTAGGCTTGGCGTACGAAGAGATCAAAGATCGAACAGGGCGCTTAGTTGACGGTGTTTGGGTGAAAGAGGAGGATTTATGATGGGCGAAAACAAAGTGAAACAGTATGATACTATCAACAACCCCAGCCATTATCATGGAAAAAATGGGATGGAAGCAATTGATGTGATAGAAAACTTCATAGGTGATTTAGCAGGAAAGGCAGGATGGGCCTGGGGCAATTCAATGAAATACCTTTTACGATTCCAAAAGAAGAACGGCATAGAGGATGTGAAAAAAGCCTTCCGCAATTTGGTATGGGTTCTTGAGGAAATCGCAGGTAAAAAAGAATCTTTAGCATTCCTCAGTTCTTTAGTAAAGGAGTTAGAGAATGAGCAAGTACACAAAGAATCAGATTGAACATGCTAAACAACAAGTGCAATTACTCCTAGCAAGTCGAGGTATGACTAGGAAACAATTATCCTTTGAATTAGGATATGGGAGTGATGCAGTCACTTCATGGTTAAATGGTAGAGTGCAGTTAGGAGAGTTTCAAGTTCAATGTCTTTGTGATTATTTTGGTGTGACAGAGAGTTCCATAGTTGGGGATCCTGAAGAGTTAGCAGATTACAAATTGTATAAAGATGGCAGGTACATCTGTCGAGGACCACTTAAAGAATTGAGTCACATAAGTGGCAAGAATGCAGGTATGCTTAAGTATTATGCAGAATTGCATGCTCAAGGTAAAAAAACAGGAAATCTGACTGTGGTTAGAAGTGAGGAATGATAATGAATAAAAAAGAGCTGATTGAGAGTATTGCTCATTTACCTTCAGATTGCAGCAGACCAAGACCGATGATTGATAAATTAACAGCGTTGGAATTGATTGAGTTGCTAGACGAATCGCAGAAAGTCACAGTACCTCAGTATGTGGCGGATTGGATTGAAAAATGTAAAAGCGAAAAAAGGCGATTCCATGAAGCACTTACTTACACGCCGTTTGGAGTCAATGGCTGGATATCTAATCCAAAAAATCAAGAAACATTCGCCAGAGCTTGGCTTGACGAGTACACAGTCGAGAAAGAACCAAAGTATACAGTTAAGATCAAAGCCGTAAATCAGTATCTTGTCAGAAATACAGACGAGGATTTCTTAGGTTTTTTACAAAGTAGATTAAAATCGAAATTTACTCGCAAAGAGTTAGAAGATACTGGATTTGCAGAAGCATTCAACAGCCCGTTGTTTGAAGTTGAGGAGGTAACGGAATGAGAGTTATTGAAATAGCCTTATCAAAAAACGATCTCGAACATATTGCCAACGGGCATGATATAAAAATAAAAATCGGACATAGTAGGGCTTCAAAAGTAGATGGGATTGTTTTGAAGTCTGCTTTGGTAAATGACATCATGAACCCATTGATAAACTATAAATACAAATTAATCAACACAGAACAGCAAAACCTTGTTAATAACTTTATGGGAGGTGCAAGATGATTCCAAAATTTAGAGCATGGGATAAAGAAACAAAAACCATGAATGGTATGGCTGAGATTTACAGAAATCGAAACCAAGAAATCGAATTACGACCAAGAGATGAAAATATCATTCTCATGCAATCCACAGGGCTATTTGATAAGAACGGCAAAGAAATCTTCGAGGGGGATATAGTGACTGATGGCGAGTTCACAAGGACAATCAAAAATCATCAGACATTAGGTTTTTATATGTTGGACGAAGAAGGGATAGAACAATTTTTTGCTGGTTCCACATCTTTAGAAGATTTTGAAGAAGATGCTAAGGTTGTTTCTGAAATTCTGGAAATTATCGGTAACGCCTGGGAGGACAACTAATGAACCTACAAAACTTTATCTATTTACTATTCGCAGCAGTCTGGCTATCTGGTCTGATTTGGGCCATTTTAGTGGCTGTTCTATCAAATATAGAGGATGATAAAAAAGATGAAATTAGAGACATTAGTTAAAACAAGAAATGCCTATCAAAAAAGACTAGAAGATGAGAAATTGTTCATATCTTTGTGTAATCAAATAGGAAAACAAAATGCCACAGCGAACAAAGAATGGATGAAACGTAAAGTCAGAGATTTAGACAAGGAGATTGAAGAGTATGAACAAAAATCAATTACTGATTGTTAATATTGCAGCTCTATTTTTAATACTCTTTCTATCAAGCATAAATCTAAACACACGAATAAGAAAACTTGAGCAAGAAAATAGGGATTTGCAATGGGAAGTAAAAGAGCACGAATTAAGTATTCAGCGCATGGCTGAAAAAAATACAATGCAGGATACTATTCTAAATAAATTAAATCGAGAGTATCAAATGCGTGAGAATGAACGAGCTCAGAAGCTGAAAGAAATTGCCGAACAGAACGGAGTAGGAGGATAAGAATAATGATTAATAATGTAACTTTGATCGGAAGATTAACAAAGGATGTGGAGTTGAAACGTACTCCTTCAGATATCGCTGCCGCACAATTTACAATAGCTTGCAACAGGAATTTTAAAAATTCCAATGGAGAATACGATGCAGATTTTGTAAATTGCGTGATGTGGCGTGAACAAGCAGAACGCTTTGCAAGCTGGACCAAGAAAGGGCACCTTGTAGCAATTGTTGGACGTATCCAAACAAGAAACTATGAAGGGACAGATGGTAGACGTATTTATGTCACAGAGGTTGTAGCAGAGAATTTTCAAATTCTAGAAAAACGTGATAATTCAGGAAATCAAAATTCGATAATGGAACAAATGCCACCTTCTTATGCTTCAAATCCAATGGATATCAGCGACGGAGACTTACCATTTTAGGAGGTATGTATGATTATATTTGATGATTTCTATCGTGAAGAAGTTCGACGATGCTACAAAGAGATTGAAGCTCTAGAGATAGAAAATGAAAGTCTAAAAGAAAGAATAAATCACTTTCTACGCTGCTCGTGTGATAGCGAGTGGAAAAAGATCGTTAAAGATTTTAAGATTAAGAAACAAAATCGGAAGTGGAAAGCAAGATAGAATAAGTGATGTAGCGATTCAGGAAACGGAGGTGAAGAATGCAGCTTTTTGATGATATCGATGAAAAAGAAACAATAAGGAGAGCTAAGAAAAAGCTCTCAGAATATCCACGCTGGAGAGAAATAGCATGTGATGACCCAATTCAAAAAGTAACGCAGGAATTCACATTTCAACCCAGGGGAGGAACAGGACCTAATAAAGCTGTCGAAAATTTAGCAGTTCGACGTGTTGATGCAATGATTGAGTTAGAAGAAATTGAACAAGCGGTAAGCAGGCTATTCAATCCTACTTATCGGTATATACTATTTTCCAAGTTTCTTAAAAATCAAAAAGATCTAAACTACGAAATTTACAACTATCTAGGTATAGAGAGGACTAAATTTCAGGAACTGTACAACAATGCTTTATTAGCGTTTGCAGAGCAGTATCGAGATGCTGTGCTAGTATGTAATAAAAAAACGGTATTTTTGCGGTAAAAATACGGTAAACATAACACAAAATATGACTTAAAATAGTATTATCAGAAAATGAAGGCGGTGGCCTGGTAGTTTTTTGTAGATCTCCTAATAGTATTTTTGGTTAGCTGTTCACCAGAGAGATTCGGGGTGGCATGGGTTCGAATCCCATACAGCTAATATTTTAAGTCAGTTCTAATGGACTGACTATTTTTATTTGAAAGGAGTAGGTAAATGCGTAAAGTAGAACCGATTCGGGATACAGATGATATTGAACGTATGAAGGATTACTTAAAGAGTAAGAATGAACGAGACTATGTAATGATGGTTACAGGGCTGTATTCAGGAATGCGAGTTAGTGATATCCTGCCCTTGAAAGTAAGAAGTGTTAAAGGAACTCACATTGAAGTTACTGAACGAAAGACAGGTAAAACAAAAAGGTTCGCTATTAACCCAGCTCTAAGAAAAGCCCTGGATCATTATATAAAAGAAAATGAATTAAAGGATTATGATTACTTGTTCCCTTCGAGAAAGAAGGTGAGCAATGAAGGACTTAGAATAACACACATTGGTAGAGTGGCAGCATATCAGATCTTGAGAGATGCAGGAGAGCATATTGGATTAACAAACATCGGAACACACTCTATGAGGAAAACGTTTGGATACCATCACTACAGAAAGAATCAAAATGTTGGAATATTGATGGAGTTATTTAATCATTCTTCACCAGATATCACACTGGGTTATATAGGGTTCAAGCAGGATGAGCTAGATAATAGCATGCTGAATTTTGCTTATTAAGGCTATGTATTTAACAAAATGAGATAAAGTAAATTCATTTATTGATGATGGCTCACTTATATATGAGAGAGTAGGGTAGAAAGGCTCATGCTTCAAATTAACAGAATATAAGATATGTTAAATTCAAAGACCCTCCCCCTCTAATAAAATAACACCCATCAACTTAAAAATACCAGGCCTAATTATTACACCCTCCCTCATGAATTTACTCCCCCTATCTAACAAAATAATACCCCCCACTATTCAATACCAGGGGATTGATACCGAATAAGGGAACGAGGGTAAGGTGTGCAGGATGATATAAAACAGAGAAGACAATCGAGGTATACAATGAAAGAACTACGGGCAGACCGTAATGGACCACATCGAGTAGCATTTGAAAAGAACAAGAAGATACTACTCAAGACTCAGAATACCTGTGGGATCTGTGGCCAGCCTGTAGATAAATCACTCAGGTATCCCCACCCACTATCCCCAGTGATAGACCACATCATTCCAGTGAATAGGAATGGACATCCATCAGACATCAAGAACTTACAGCTTGCTCATTGGCAATGCAATAGACAAAAGTCTGATAAGTTATATGCTGAACAAAATTTTGAAAAAAATGCAATTGTTGGAAATCGCAATTTGCCACAATCAATCAATTGGCTGAAATACCACAGTTGACCCAGAACTGATAGGGGGGTTACCCCCTCCCCTCGGTTCTGGCCGAGCTTCACGCCGTCACTGTACATATTTTCTCGTGCCAAAACGAAAGGATAAGAAATTGGAACTAAGAGGAATTGAATATCTCAGAAAAAAATTAGAATTTTGCAGGCCTAGAGTTAATTTGCGGTATAAACATTACGCTATGCAAAATAATGACAACCCAATAGGGATCACTATCCCTATAAATGTACGTGCTCAATACAAATCAACGTTGGGATGGACTGCTAAGGGGGTTGATAGCCTTGCAGATCGTCTAGTATTTAGAAAATTCGAAAATGATGATTTTGAAGTGACTGAGATTTTTGAACAAAATAACCCAGATATCTTCTTTGATAGTGCAATTTTATCCGCACTGATTGGGTCATGTAGCTTTATTTACATTTCAAAGGGGGATCAGGGAGAAGTAAGATTGCAGGTGATTGAATCAAGCAATGCAACAGGAGTTATTGATCCAATCACTGGATTGTTAAGTGAAGGGTACGCAGTATTAGCTCGTGATGATTATGGGCAACCAACTTTAGAAGCATATTTTGAGTCTAATGCTACTCACTTTTTTCCAAAAGGTGAAGAACCTTATTCAGTCAATAACCCAGCTGATATCCCATTATTGGTCCCTGTTATTCATAGGCCAGATGCAGTTCGTCCATTTGGACGTTCACGGATTACTAGGGCTGGGATGTATTATCAAAAATACGCTAAACGAACTTTAGAGCGTGCTGATATTACTGCTGAATTTTATTCATGGCCACAAAAATATATCATTGGTTTAGATCCTGATGCGGAACCTTTGGAAAAGTGGAAAGCAACAGTTTCTAGCCTACTAACTATCTCAGCAAGTGATACTGGAGAAAAACCAAGTATCGGACAGTTTACGACTGCTAGCATGACACCATTCACAGAGCAATTGAGGACAGCAGCAGCTGGATTTGCTGGAGAGATGGGTTTGACTTTGGATGATTTGGGATTCGTTTCAGATAACCCATCATCTGTAGAAGCGATTAAAGCTAGTCATGAGAACTTGCGTTTAGCAGGTCGAAAGGCTCAGCGGTCATTAGGTGCTGGTTTCCTCAATGTAGCTTATGTAGCTGCTTGTTTGCGTGATGAATTTCATTACGAAAGAAGCCAATTCGTGAAAACAACCGTGAAATGGGAACCATTATTTGAAGCGGATGCTAATATGATGACCATGATTGGTGATGGTGCTCTTAAATTGAATCAAGCCTTGCCTGGCTATATCAATGCTGAAACAGTTCGAGATCTTACAGGTATTGCTGGTGATATGTCTGCTGTTCCTGTGACAAATGAAGGAGCACCAGATGGAACGTGATGTATTACCTGGTATTCTAAAAGAAGTACAGCATCGTTTTGAAAGTGAATATGGGAAGAGCGACGTTGTCAGTCGAGCTTTTGCAGAACTACAGGCCAAAAAAGCAACTTATAAGACAGCAAATGAGTTCGCTATCGAAGTTGGAGAAATTCTCTCTAGGGCCCTGGGAGCTTCTCTAAGCGCCGATAAATTACCAGATGGTAAAATGTATTACAATATCGCTCAACGTTTGTTGATGGACGTGCTGGGTCGTAATTATGAGATAATAAGCTCTTATACTAGAGATGTTCAGGAAAATTTGAACAGAGAGGCAAAAATAGGGCTTAAAGTTCAAGTTCCTTTACTAAATCAAGATCGAATAGATGGTATCGTAAATCGCTTTTCGTCTGAAGATAATTTTGAAGATGTAAGTTGGCTGCTCGGTGAGCCTATTGTCAATTTCACGCAATCAATTATTGATGATAGTATTCAAAAAAATGCTGAGTTTCATCATAAATCTGGATTACAACCCGAAATTATTAGAAAATCTTATCTCCATTGCTGTGATTGGTGTCAAGAGGTTCAAGGTAGCTATAAATATCCAAAAGTTCCAAAAAATGTTTATAGAAGACATCAACATTGTCGTTGTACTGTTGACTATGATCCAAAAAGCGGGAAAGTTAAAGACATTTGGAGCAAAATTTGGAGAAAAACAGATGAAAGTGATAAGATAGAAGCAAGAAAAGATATCAATGGGAAATCTCAAATGAGCGAAGTGAGAAAACTTGCGCTTCAAGAAGGAATTACCTCGAACCCTATCAAAAAAAGTCCTAAAAAACTAACTGAGGAGCAAATCATTGCTGCTGTTGGTGGTGGAGATAAAACAAAAGGATCATGTTCATCCGCAGCTTTTGCTTACATAGGTAATAAAAGTGGTTATACCGTTTTAGATTTTCGAGGAGGGGAAAGCTGTGACTTTTTTGCTAGAAACAGTAGAATCCAAATGATAGGAAATCTTCCTGGTGTTAAAATGCATGTTGTTAAACATACAAATGACTTTACTGCTGTCAGAGAATTGTTAGAAAAGGTAGAATCTGGGAATGAATATTATTTAGCGGCAGGTAGACATGCGGCTATCATAAGAAAAAATGAAGGCCGTTTCGAATATTTGGAATTACAATCCAGAATATCAAACGGGTTTAAACCATTAGATAACATTGTTTTGAAAGAAAGATTCAAGTGTAAAAAAACGCATAGTACCAGACACGGTAAATATGAGGTGGATAGTTGTATTATTGATTCGGATTCATTGAAAGATAATCCTGAGTTCCATAATATATTGAGTTTCATTAACACAGCCGGTTCTAAACAAATGAAAGGAATTGAAGGCCATGAAAGATGATCATGAAGAAATAAACTGGTCTGAATATTGTTATAAAGAAAATCGTGATGACAAAATTTGGTGGGTTGATACGTCATGGTTTGCTAGAGGGTTGATGTTAATTACGTTTGATAAGGAAAAGTTCTATAACCTTTTTGAAGATTACCCTCAAAACATGACTTCAGAAGAGGTTGAAATCTTCGATAAAGAAAATCCATATTGGGCTGAATTCTTTTCAGACCGAAAATAAGAATACTGAAGCACTCGAAAGGGTGCTTTTATTGTGGTTTTAATTAGGAGGTGATCCGATATCTCCCAGCGATAGGGTTATCATGCGATTACGATTGAAAGGTTATAGTATGGCTAGGAAGAAACTTGGCAATCAGAATCCTACTCAATCGGTGATTTTAAAATACGTCAAGAAAAATTCATTAGCAAATGAAGCGATTGATCTTTACGAAAAAACTGGTCTTTCTTGCTATTCTTGGCAAAAAAACCTTCTACTACCTATGATGGCTGTTGAAAAAACTGGCTTATGGGTGCATCAGAAATTTGGATACTCTATTCCTCGACGAAACGGGAAGTCAGAGCTTCTTTACATTTTGGAGATTTGGGGGTTGCATAAAGGACTAAACATCCTTCACACAGCTCATCGTATTTCCACTTCCCATGCCTCATTTGAAAAGGTTAAACGTTACCTGGAGAAAATGGGATATGTGGATGGTGAAGATTTCAACTCTATCCGTGCTAAAGGACAGGAACGGATTGAATTGTATAAAACTGGTGGTGTGGTCCAATTCCGTACCAGGACATCAAATGGGGGTCTTGGTGAAGGATTCGATATGCTGATCATTGATGAGGCACAGGAGTACACAACAGAGCAGGAATCTGCTTTGAAATACACTGTAACCGATAGTGCTAATCCAATGACTATCATGTGTGGGACTCCTCCTACTCCAGTTTCCAGTGGTACAGTCTTTACTAAGTATCGAGAAACGTGCTTATTCGGTAAAGGGAAATACTCTGGTTGGGCTGAATGGTCTGTGTCTGAAGAAAAAGAGATTGACGATGTAGATGCCTGGTATCATTCAAATCCTTCAATGGGTTATCACTTGAATGAACGAAAAGTAGAAGCTGAGCTAGGTGAAGATAAACTAGATCATAATGTTCAACGTCTAGGTTTCTGGCCTACTTACAATCAGAAGTCTGCTATATCTGAAACAGAATGGAACGAATTAAAAGTATCTGATATTCCTGATCTTGTCGGACAATTATTTGTTGGGATTAAGTATGGACAAGATGGTACAAACGTTGCTATGAGCGTTGCAGTGCGGACGAAAGATGGACGTTTTTTTGTCGAAGTTATAGATTGTCAATCAGTGCGCAATGGGAATGACTGGCTAGTGGCTTTTCTGCGTAGTGCAGATGTGGCGCAAATCGTTATTGACGGTGCAAGTGGTCAAAAGATTCTAGATGAAGAATTGAAGGACTACAAAATTAAGAATGTTATCTTACCAACCGTTAAAGAGATCATAGTGGCAAATGCTCTTTGGGAGCAAGGTATTTATCAAAAAAATATCTGCCATGCTGGACAACCATCTCTATCAAAAGTGACTACTAACTGCGATAAGCGCAATATTGGTTCAAATGGTGGTTTTGGTTATCGCTCTCATTTTGACGATATGGATATTTCTTTGATGGACAGCGCTTTGCTTGCGCATTGGGCTTGTGTAACCACTAAGCCTAAGAAAAAGCAAAAAATCAGTTATTAAAAAGTAGCAGTCCCAGAACTGCTTTTTTTGATGATAAAATTACCGAACTGCCGGGAAAGCAGGAGAAAGGAGACATGAGAATGTCAGAATTTAAGGTTATTGAAACGCAAGAGGAACTTGATGCAATCATCAAGAATCGTTTAGAACGAGTTAAAGAAAAATACTCGGATTACGATGATATAAAAGATCTTGTTGTTAAAGTACAGGATGAAAATAGCAGTCTAAAATCTGCATTAGAAACTTCTAAGCAAGAGACAGAAAGTTCTAACAAGCAAATTGCCGATCTTGAGGCTAAAATTTCCGGTTATGAAACGGAAAACTTACGGACTCGAATTGCATTACAGAATGGTTTACCATTCGACTTAGCTGATCGCTTGCAAGGTACCGATGAAGAAAGTCTAAAAGCAGATGCAGAACGCTTAGCATCTTTTATCAAACCTGTCGAACCTGTTGCACCAATGCGTGTTGTAGAACCACAAATTGGAGACAATAAAACATCGCAAATGAAGTCAATGCTTCGAGAATTAAATAATACAGGAGAATAATGTAATATGGCAGACAATTCATTAAAACAAGGAACGCTTTTTAAACCAGAATTGGTTAAAGAACTCATTTCAAAAGTGCAAGGACGCTCTGTTCTTGCTAAGCTCTCATCTCAAACACCAATTCCATTTAATGGAGTTGAGCAATTTATCTTTAATCTTGAAGGGAATGCTCAAATTGTTGGTGAAGGACAACAAAAAGGTGCTGGTAAAGCAATCATTGAACCAAAGGTAATTAAACCGCTTAAATTTGTATACCAAGCACGTATCACAGATGAATTTAAGTATGCTTCTGAAGAAAAACAACTTGAATACCTTTCACAATTTGCTGATGGATTCGCTAAGAAAATCGCAGATGCTTTTGATATCGCTGCTATCCACGGTTTGGAGCCAAAAGGGCTTACAGATGCAACCTTCCGTGACACTAACTCATTTGATGGTTTGATCACTGGGAATATCGTAACTTATGCAGAAGATAAATTTGACGATAACATTGATGC